AAAGATTTACTTAAAAAGCATAAAGAATAAAGTCAAGACCGTCCACTCTTACCACAGGGCAAGCCACAGTGGTTTGCGAGTGGACTTAAATTTCTATCACCTCTATTTTTGATTTTAGTTTCAAAACGAACATCTATAACACTTTAGGACCTAATCACTTTTGGCTTATCATTCGATCAATGGAGATTGAATCTATTTTTGAATTTGTGGAAATTCCTTTTAGTACTTGGACTCGGGTTATATTTACGTCTCTCTGTCTTTTCTTCTGTACTATTTTTATCTTTATCCTCAGACTTATGCCTTTGATTCCAACCATGTAGCAACATTCTAAGTTCCGAGAAACATAGTTTATAAAAAGAGTTGGGTCCAATAAAGGAATATCCCAACTCATGCAGCCAGATTATAAATTCAGCTTCTCGGTCTATTAGTTTTTTATCTTTTCATTTTTTGATTGTTTTTCTGTATTTTTCATCTTCAATTCAGCTTTATTCCCTTTTTTTATTTGCACATTAATTTCCATATTACTTACCTCAAAGATGCCCATTAATAAGTATTGAACTACATTAGGCTTTAAAGATCTCACATCTTCGGCAGTAAAATGACTCATATCAGGTTCATTAATATGACCTGCAAATAATTCAGCTATTCTCTCTGTACTAACATCATGCAAATTTTTCATTTCATTTTGATACTTTTCAGCATCACCATAACTAAAGGGAATAATTTTAACCCAACCGATAGCAGTCTTATGATCTAAAGGTAGTCTATTACCTTCACCATCACGTTTAACCATTACATCATCTAACTGTAAAAACTGACGTTCTTCAGTTCCTTGTACTTCAATTTCATCTTGATTTTCTAATTCTTGATTCTGCTTTTCTTCACTCATAATTAGTTCCTCCTATTATTTAATCGGTTTATTAAGTTAATTCAGTTAACTCTAAGCCTCTACCGACAAATTTATTATTAAGCTCCATTCTAGCTTGGCCTTCCTCTATACTTCTTCCCCCTGTTTCAGTTAAAACAGCACTAGGAATAGTTATCTTTCCATTATCCATAGTCCAGATTACATCTTGACCTATAACCTGCATATGCTCTAAAATCTTATCGTGACTAGCTGCTTCACCAAAGATAGTTGCAGTTAACTCTATACTCCTAGTGGTTTCAGTAATCTTCATCCCCTTACGATTACTTACAGCAGTAGTATCTAAACTATTGTCTATAGTTAACTCTACACTATTAATATCATAAGCGAACTCTGTTCCTGAAGGTCTTTCTATCTTATCACCTAAGAATCTCTGATAAGGTTTATTAATTTCAGTTTCAAAGCTACCACTACCTAAAGGCGGAATACCTCTATCTCCTTCTATACCATCATAAGAGCTTTTACCATTAATCTCTGCTAACAGATTGCCAGAACCATCTTCAATAGTTACAGTTCCTATGGTCTCACTATCTAACCAAATAGCATCTATACTCTCAAAAGTAGCTGTAGTCGTAGCCCCTGCTTGTGTTATAGCTATAGTTTCACTAGTATTAGCACTTTCATCCTCAATGGTGATATTAATCCCTTCATCTGCTGACTCACTAGCTTTAACTGTTAAGGCTGTACTAGCAGCAGGTTGATTGATCTTATAACTTCTAATCTTAGTAAAGGTATAATCTAAAGTAACAGGGATTGGGTCATTACTTCCTGGATCACCTGATAAATTAACACTTCCAACCTTACCACCTTGAGCTACTGTATAAGTATGAAAACCATTACCTGCTACCCCTCCTGTAAAGTGTTTCTCTCTTTGGATAATAGTGTGAGAAGCAGGTAATTCATTGTCTAAAGTTCTAACCATACCATCATGGGCAGCATCATTAGGGGTACCACCCTTAATAAAGAACTTCTGTAAGTCATAAACTATTTTTAAAGTATGACTTTCAACCCCTGCATAAAAGCCCTTAGGGTCAACACTACCAATTCCCCTCTGTTCTGAGATATTACCGTCAGGACTCCAATCAAAACTACTAATATTATCACTAAATAACTTGTGCTCTGGATTAGTTGGGGTAACACCTATCTCACTTTCACGAATAAAAGTAATACGTTGGTTCCTCAATCCACCTTCTTGTGGCATTAATAATCACCTTCCTCTTCCTTAGTAAATTCATCTTCAATAAACTCTTCCTTAACTTTATCTTCATCAGAATTATGTTCAACTATAGAATCAAACATCTCAATTAGCTGCTTACCTTCCTCTTCAGTAACATTAGCAGTACCTTTACTACTAAAAATTATAGGTTCTTTGCTAACACCTTTGATATTTAACCTCTTAGTATTAGGATTAAGGGCCTTTATCCACATTATTTATCACCCCTTTATCTCTCATAATATAAATAACTTAGCTCAATAAACTTGCGATAAGTAACAGGTTTAGTCTCTTTATCATTTAAGTCTTGGGTTGCAGTACACCGCATCAACTCAATTCCTGTTACTTTATCATAATTCTCTTTAATAATTCGCTTAATTTCCTCTTTGCATTTATGAAGTAAACCTTTGGGATTGTCATAGATCTCTCTAGTAGTCCAAATACTAATATCAACTTTACCAGTCCACTCTTCCGTAGGACCATTATTACTAAATCCTCTATAGCTATTATTCTCTGTAGGGTCTGTAATAGTAACTTGATTATCTTTTAAGGTCTGATCGTACCAACCTGTAGTGAATTTAGGGGTAATATCTAAAGTATTAGTAGGATTCCAGTTATCTTCAAAGAGTCTTTTAAGTATAATTAACATATCTTCCATCAGCTACCCCACCTTTCACAGATCAAGTGTAAAAATCCATCACCTACAGAATTAGCAATTATAACCTCATACTTTATATTATCAACCTCTAATTTATAATTATTACTATCTTTAATTCCTAAACTTTCAGCGACCATTGCTTCCATATCTATACTTTTAACCTTACCTGCGACTGTTATCGTCTCATTAAAACCTCTACGATACTTGATAAAGCCTTTAATATTTTGAGTAGAAGGTGAGAAAATAGGATCTCCGTATTCATCCTCCCTTATCTTCTCCTTCTTACCGATCAAGATTATATCTTTACCATCTTTTTTTAATATGTGATCTACATTCTCCATACTATCCTATCCTTTCAGCTTCAATACTAGCTTTAAGGTTTCCAGTTAAGACAGGACATAACTTTTTAGCTTCTCTTTCTATAGCTAGGGCAATTCTTTTAATTAGATCATCCATGTCTTTTGCTTCTTTTTCGATCTCATGTAATCTAGCTAGTACTTTCTCAGCAGCAGGTCTAATATAAGGTTGTGCCTTTTGACTAGCAGTGCCAAACTCAACGTGAATCGCATAATAAGTAGCAGTTCCAACTACCCAAGTAGCTCCACTTTCTACCTTACTTAGTGCTTGGCTAAATTCGTTCATTACATCATCAAAACCAACCATATCCATTAAATCACCAACACCCATAATAGACCTCCTATAAGGCTGTAAACATACCTTCTTTAATACTCTGACCTAAACTAGCTAAAGTACCTGTAGTATCAAAGATTTTAACCTGCTGTCCGTAAAAAGAACCATCTAGACCTAAACCTGTACTTGGTTTCTCTTTTTTATATTGATTATCCATTACTCTAGTCTCAACATTTCTTGGGTCTATAGCTGTAGCCAGATGTGCTGCCAGCCACATTTCAATAGTAGCTAAAGTATCATCATCTAAGCCTTTATCTACTAAGTTATTATTAATAATGGTATTAGCTGATCTTACAAAAGGAGTCAATTCAGATTCATCTAGTGCTGATTTCATAATCCCTTTTACTTCTTCTTCACTAGTCCTGGTACTCATTGAATCGCCTACTTTCTATTTACTTCTTACTTCTTATTTATTTTCTATCTCTTCCATCTTCAATTCAGCAACCTCTTTAGAACTATCTCCTTTAGTTTTTTCTAATTCTTCTTGAGAAACCTGTTGCTGTTTAGTAATATCCTGTCCTGATACAATTTCAATGCTGTTCATAATTGAAGAGTTAACAGTACTATCAATTAAATTATTAATCACCTTTTGAGTTCTTAACATACCATGTTCTCCTAATACTTCAACATTGTCAGCCACTACTTTCATATTGCCTTGCAAATCAACATAAACACCGAGCATAGCCATTCCCTTTCTTACTTCACCATTACTTAATTCAATACCAACTTTTTTTACTGCTTGATTATTATCCATTTGATTCACTCCCTTTTTATTTATAACCTTCACTTTAGAATTGATATTAGTTACCCTTGATTCTCTTCTTGTAATTCTAAATAAGCAGCTATAGCCTCTTCCTTCTTGACTGGTTGTTCTCTATTAGGTAACTCATAGTACCCTCCACCTTTATGGTACTTTTCTTTTACAACTTCTTCTATATTCTCCATATCAATAACACCTTTATTATCTACCTTAGGTTCTTCAGTACCTTCGCTAGCTGTATTATCTACTGTTGTCTCTTTAGTCTGGTTATCAATTACACTACTTCCTTCAATTTTGACAGCATCACTAACGCTTACCTCTTCTCCAGTAGGTACAAACTTATCTTTTACATGTTGATACTGTTTAGCAGTTAGATCTATTACATCACCTTTTTTTAGATTCTTTCTTGTACCATCTACCATATGTGAATGCCTTTCACCAATAAATTTATATTTTCCCATTGTCTTAACCCTCCTTAGTTATTAAATAAAAAAAGCTTGATAAACAGGACTCATAAAAGTCCCAATTATCAAGCAAAGTGACATATTCCTGATTTACCTTCTTTATCTATCTTAACTCTTGGAACCATTGCACATAAAACCTTATAAATTACCTCTAATCCACCGTTATTAGTCCATTCTAAAGTTTGAATATCTTCACCAACACTTAAGTCAACTACCTTCTTTGACATTTGAACTAAGATACTAGCTCCATCAGGGCAGCCTGGACTAAGACTAACTTTACTTAAACCAGGTAGCTTTAAAAGTCTATCCATTACAGTCTGCCCTGATCCATCACCATAATAATTATATAAACGGGGAAAATCAGCATTAGAGACATAAAGTACATAAGGACCATAAAACCCATTCTCTTGTAAATAGAAAATTTGAGCTTTAACATCATTATAGATATTAACAGTACTAGACCAGTCGGTTTTAGTACCTGTAAATCTACCTGGTACATTGGCATAACCAAAGATTTTTGCTCCATCTACAGAGATATTTTCCCCTTCAAATACCATTTTTTCTAACTTTCTATCAACACTTTCAGTACACTCTTCTGCTTGGGTAGTATCTAGCTTTCTACCATTCTGTCTAGCAGCTAATAATCTACGGATATTAATATTAAAATCCAAGTGTGTAATAGGTACTGGTACGCTTACCTCATCATAGTCCAAGTGTCCTGCATTATTACTTGTTGTACCTGACATATCAGTCTTAGCAGGCCCCATCTTACCAGTTCTCTCATAAGCATCTACAGTTGTTCCAAGACCACCTAGATCACGAGTTAGATTAAATTGCTTTAAGTCCATAATTGCTACTAAATTCTGTCTAGAGATTCTTACTACAGCCTTATCTACCTCCTTCCATTCATCTTTTCTTAAAATAGCATTGTTTCTTAAAGACCCTATTTTACCACCATTTAATACTAGCTGCTGAAAAGCATTATTAGCTTGTCCTAGTTGTTTTAAATTAGATAATTGTGCTTGTCCCATTATAACACCTCCACTTTAATAAATGTTGCATCTGTACCTGTACTGTTATCTATAGTCTCTCTGGCCTGTACTAGAGCAGTTCCAGTAGTTACAGCTTGCAGTTCACCATTACCTGCTGATTCCAAACTAGCACCTTCTGCCACACTCTCACCAGCTTTAAGTAACATTAAAACCTCTTCACCAGTTCTAAATACTCTCCACTTAAAATTATCTCCACTAGGGATAGTAGTATCTTCTACACCTTGTCCTACCCAATCCCTCTCTAATACTACAGCTACAGGAGTTTTAGCCCCTAAAGTACCATGTTTGACTACATTTGACCTTACACTAGCATCTACTAAGGTGCAAGGCTTTAAGGCCTCTCCTGCTTGTCCTTCTTTATCACGTGTTACACTTTGGATTACAGCTTTGCTCATAATCATCTACCTCCTTATATTAGTAATTACTTACTCTTGGTCTCCTTCGTCATTACTAGCTAATAATACAGGAATTGGTTCTTCAATCTCTTCCTCTGAATTATCAGTTAAACTAGATAAATTAATAGGACCACCCAGACCACCATAATAAGCACTACAATTTTTAGCCATCTTCTCTAGCATCTTATTATCTAACCCTGTTAGCTCTTCTTCTGTAAAATCACTAAACTGTTCAGAGTTAGTAATTACTTGAATATACTGTTCTTTCTGCTTATTCTCATTGACCTTTACTCCCTCTTCTAAGCTATCAACCTTAGAACTCATGTTAGTAACAGTATTACTTAAATTATTAAGTTGTTCTAATACTTGACTTAAAACCTCATTTCCAGAAGCACTATTAGGTACAATAATTTGATTATTGTTATTATTAGCAGGTTCTTGTGGTTCCTGTTGGTTTTGTGGAGCAGGATCTTGATTATTATTATTTTGAGTACCCTCACCATTACAATTAATTCCTCTTGCAATAGTTAATAGCTGCTCATCTCCCATCCCCTCCAACAACTCTTGGCTATTAGTTGCAAAACCACTATCCTTACAATTAATGATTCTGCTAATAATTTTCTTTCTCTTCTCTTCATTCATACTACTATTACCCCCTTTGATTTTTTCTATAAAACTATTAAATGTAGCAGTCAACTTATCTAAGAAATTACTACCATCTATCTTTAAGGTACTACCTTCTTGGTCTTCACCCTCATTAGTATTAATCCCACAACCATCTTCAAGGCTGCATGCTCCAACCTTATTTGGTAGTATTGCTAAGTGGTCTGGTAAGATATTTTTCTGCTTACCATAATAAGACTGACCTTTATATACTCCTTCAGCATATTCTAAGATTCTAAAATAACCTGTACTAACTTCTACAGGTTCACCATCTCTTACCTTTTCATATAATTGTAGAGCTTCACCACCTAACTCTTGGCACTTCTCAACATCAATCCAGACTTCACCACTTAATTCTTCACTTTCATAATTAAAGTTTACATTATGAAATCTCCCTATATAATATTTAGGTAAAATATCAAGTCTGTTAGCAGAAACATCATAACCTTCTTGATCTTTAGGATGATTAACAGTTAAGGGCCTGCCTTCCCAACCAGCTTTACTATAAGCTAGAGCTTCATAAGTAAGTAGCTCCCCATTAAGTACTTTGGGGATTACAGCGACTACTGGTGCAATTAAATACTCCCTGCCTTCAAACTCTTCAGTACGAGTCTGGTTAGTTTTAATAGTTGCTATAGTATTAAAGACTAACTTTTTCTCATTCTTTCCTTTAGTCCCCTCAGGCTCTTTCTGATTATTAGTAACAAGAGCAAATAAGCTAAACAATCTTCTTCACCTCCTTTAAATAAAAATAACACCTAAAATAGGTGTCTAATTTGATATAATCTATTGAATTTCATATAAAAGGTAGCCAACAGCAACGACAGTTGCCTGACCAAGCAGTCTTTCCATTCCTTCTAACAAATAAAACATGCCATTTAGGTAATTCAACATCATAAACCATTCCATCATATTTAATCTTTTTAATATAAATATTATTAGAATGGACTTCTTTATTCTTATCTACTAATAATACAAAGTCATCTTTAATTATTTCTTTTGTAGTTTTAATCACTAATTTGTCATTGATTAAAATAGGTTGATTATGATCTGGTGTAACCATTAAATCTAAAGAATTAGTAGTTAAATGATACATATCTCCTACATGGTGATAGCTTACAAAATGTTTATAAGGTAAATAATCAACCTCCAAATTATCAGGATTCATGCTAAATATTTCTTCATGACCTTTTAATTCACTAAAAAACTTCCAACCTTCATTAGTCATGACCTCTGTTTTATCATCATAGCAATTTGGATGCACAGGTATCAACCCCCTAGCCTCTGATATAGTAAATGTTCTTCCTTCTAAACTGGCACAGATTTCGCAAACCTTATTATCTCCTGCTGTACTAAATTCAGTCTTAGCTACAATCTCTTTAATTCCATACTCTTCAAAGCGATTAAGAGTAGCTTCAGCATGTGCTCTAATAATCTCTGTTCTAGCTAAAGTTCTAGCTCTTGTTATCCCGATTTTATCGATTCTATCATTTATTTTACGAGCTACTTCATAAGGTCCTAAGCCATTAGCTATACTTTCAGCTAATATTACACTTATCTGCTTATCCATCTCAGCTGTAATTCCTGATAACTGCCTAAAATTTCTTACATAAAGAAGCCCTAATTTATCAGCATGAATTGGTTTGGCTAAGGTCAATCCCATATCCTCATCATCAGGAACTTCTAATCCTAACTTCCTCATCGCAGCATCAGCATGCTTAATCCCTTTGATATATCCAGCCTTAATGTATTTATTCTGCCATTCATTACGAGAGACTACGCTACGCCCATCTCTTTCAAAAACCTCAAGGATCCCTAAATCTTCTGCCTTTTCCAACCAATCCATAAATTGTTGGACTTTTTCTACATCATCCTTAAAATCAAAGAAATTCTTTATACCTACTTCATTATTATCAACATCTTTAATATTTCCTAAAACCTTTGAAGTCAGTTCTAAAGCATCATGTTTTATAATAAGCTTATTAACTGCTCCTTTTAACTTCCTAAACCTTTTATAGCAGTCAGCAGAATACTTCTTTCTTAACGTCTTTGATTTAGTTGGGTCTGCATTGTGAACTAAATGTAAGTGGGGCCTTTTATTAGTGTAGATACTTAAATCGTGCTTTAGTGCTAAGTTACCGCATTTATTACACATAGATTAAGCACCTTCTTTTGATTTCTCAAATTGCTCTCTTACCTCTGGATCTAATTCATCTAATATGTCATCTATTAAGTCATCTTCTGTTATCTCATATTTAGGGTCAATTTCAGCAGCCAACTTCAATACAACCTCTCTAAATTCAGCATAAGGCATCACCAATTCCCCATTGCCACTGACAAAGTCCTTTATCGCTTTAGCTATATTCTTAGCTATTTCAGAGTTTTCTTTCTGCTCTTCTATCTCATCTTTCTCATATAAAGAAGGCCATTCTAGCTCATAGCCTTTTCCCTCTTCTTCTTGCTTACTAGGTTCACTCACAGCACCAAGCCAAATAAACTTATCAATTAAAGGCTCTAATACCATGGGATTAATATAATTGACTCTTCTTTCTGATATAGTGCTTAGAAAATTGCTTTCATCTTGACTACTGGCCAGCTCTCCTCGTTCAGAACCTAATAAGATTCGTTGGGGGATACCTGTGACAGCACTAATACATGAGATGATAACCTCAAAAGGGTTCTTAGGATCTGCTAGATCAGCACCAAGCTTTTTGATATCCACTCCATCTGTCCCAATGAAATCTCTTAAATCATGGATCATCTCATCAACTTGTTCTCTCATTTTATTTTTATCCACTGTTCTATTTTCTTGAATATCAGCATGATACTTATTTCTAGCATTTCTCCAATAGCTTTCAGCTCCACCGCCAACAACTTTAATTAAGTCCTCTAATCTATTCCATACATTTTTAAGCTTAGGTCTAGAAAGGACTTCATTTTCAAGTAACTCTTCTGCAATATGAATTACTCTGCTATAATGTACCAGTTGCTTATTAGGGTTAAATCCTTCAGGAGGATTCTCACCTGCAAAGTTAATCTCATAAGTCTTTGGTAGTCCAAATCTTTTATTAGTAGGGTCTGTCTCCCACTCTTTAATTTCAGCTGATTTCTCACTAAAGACAGATAAGTAAAGGATATCCTCAGGTCCACTAAGACAACCTTTTTCTAATGGTTTCTTTAAATAGTTATTGACACTGTTATCTTTGTCTAGCTTTAGCTCATTAGTCCCAATAAAGATTACGCCATAGCGACCAATACTAGCTAGCTTATCAGCTCTTTTTAACTTATTATAGAGCTTAGTATTATTAATAACTTTAGCAATATCTTTTTCAAAAACAGTCTTAGTCTCATCATCTTCTGCTTTACCCTTTTCTTTAATAGTCGGATTGTTCTTCCAAGTCTTATCTACTGGCCGATCGATAACTACTTTGGCTATATCTCCCCTATCATACTTAGTCCAGTAGTCATCAAAGTTCAATTCCTTCTTATATCCTAATTTATCATAATAGTCTCTTTTACCATTAAAAGACTTACCTAATAATTTAGATAACTTGGCTCTATCGCTTATAATACTATTAAAAGCTAGAGTAAATCTCTCTACCATTTCATTATTAGATACTTGAATTGAACCATCTTCATCCATAGGCATAACCTCCTCTTAACTCCATACTCCACCATCATCATCAGCAGCACTCTTAAACTTTTTAGTATTAACTAAGATACCTGCATAAGATGCTGTGTCCACTTGATCATCATGACTTGCATTAGGAAAAGCTAGTAATTCCTTCTCAAAGTCAGACAACCACTCTGCATCTTTTAAATGAAATACCATGTAATTTTCATACATAGTAGATATATCAAAAGTACGAGCAACCTTACCTTTATCAGCCTTAAGTGGTATCAAGGGTGTACCTTCCAATTTGGCTGTTTGAATTAATCCAGTACCACTTGCTTTGTCCTCTACTGCTTGTACCTTCACTTTTGGGTATATCTTCTTCATGACTTTAATAAAAGACCATTGCTTAGGAATAACCAGCTTGTCTCTAGTAACTTCAATCAGCAATAAATCATTTTCAGGAGTTAAGGCCCAGGTGCTTATTACAGTATAATCGTTTTGTTCATTATCTTTCATAGCAGTATCACAAGTTTGAAACCAAATACATTTATCCTTAGGAACTCTCTTAATCCTGCCATTGAAGCACTCTAAAATAAATGTTGACCTAGTCTGTGTAAAATACTGAATATGCTGCCGCTTAAAGATGTTACCACCTTCAATTTGTGGACTTTGTTGGTATAAAGCAGCAAATACACGTTTATTGGTCTTAGCCTCTGACTCAATCCACTCTTCATCAAAGCCACGTTCAGGGCATAATGCTTCTCCTGGTTTTCTTCCTAATGCATCGCCTTCTCTAGCTGCTACTGGTAACTCTATTACATGCCACTTACCTCCAGCTTCTACTCTACCTTCTTCCTTAAGTAGTCGACCTGCTAAATCATCTTCATGCCATCGTGTTAAGATTACTATAACTCGACCATCAGCAGTTAATCTAGTCTTTAAAGTAGAGTTCCATTCTCTCCAAAGCTTTTCACGATAATTAGCACTATAGGCCTGTTCATCATTTTTAATAGGGTCATCTATAATCATCAGATTAGCACCCTTACCAGTTATTCCTGATAAGATCCCCCCTGACAGCATTCCCCCACGTGATTCTTGAAGGTTCCACTTACCCTTTGCTTTGGTGTTTTTAGCTATTCTGATATTAAATAATTCTTTTCCATGAAGTTCTACTTTATCTTTATTAGCTTGACCAAAATCAGTTGCTAGATCATCACCATAAGAGACCTCGATAACTCTCCAATTAGGATTTCTACCAAGACACCAGGAAGGAAAGGTCTCTGTAATTGTCATTGACTTTCCATGTCGTGGTGGCATAAAGACCATTAATCTTTTTATATCACCACGTTCAACCTTTTCTAATTTATCACACAATAAATCGTGATACCTAGCTTTTTTAAAATCTATATCCTGGTGGGTATACTTAACATATGGTAAGTATTTTCTTCTGGCCAACTCTCTTCTTGCTCTTTGCTGTACATGCTTTCTTAGGTCAGGAGTTAACTTATCTGCTAACATTTGAGTCACCCCTACCTTAAAA